TTCTTTCCGTCCCGAATATAACGGTATTGGTTACCAGGACGTTTTGGTTTCTGACCTTAATACTGAATGGCCCGCAGATTACGATGCTTCTGGCTCATATTCCGCTCAAGTCGATCCTTTTGCTGTAAGTCTCGGCAAACAGCCTGCTTGGCTTGAGTATATGACGGCCGTAAATAAGGTTCGCGGTACCTTCTGTTCGTCTGAGAAATCTTGGGTTCTCGCGCGTGATATGCGTGCAGATATTAATCCCGATCCGTCTGTGTCGCCTGCGGAGAATACTGTTTCTTCGGCTTATATTGATCCTGCTGATTGGAATCAGCCGTTTGCTGACCAGTCGGATACGGCCCAAAATTTTTACGCTCAATTCTACATCCGTGATCGTGTTCGTTCCACGGTTCTTAAACGTTTACGTCCTAAATTTTAAGTTATGAGACTTTATCAAAAACAAACATTGAAAAAATTCATTCAGGAGCCTTCGCTTGGTGCTCCAGGTTACACCTTACCTGAAATTATCGATCAATTCTACGTTGAGGGTGTAACCCCAGACTTCATTCCTGCTGATCTTGGCGAAGATCTTGTGTCCGAGGTAGATTCAGAAGGTCGTTGGCTTGTAGACCCCTCTGGCGATATTCGTACTAACAAGTTCGACCAAATGGAAAATGACCTTATGGCTGGCTTGGATGCTGTGGTTGACCCTGCTCCTGCGACGACCTCCGACTCTTCGACGGTCTCTGACTCTTCGACGGTCTCTGACTCTTCGTCGGTCTCTGACTCTTCGTCGGTCTCCGACTCTGCGCCAGCATCTAGCCCAGGGTCTGCTGAGCAGTAACCAGAAAATCGGGGAATACAATATTAATACTTGATAATATTGTATAAGTGTGGAAATCCTTGTAAAGGGATTCCACACTGATCCCCGATTTTCTATAAAATCTTTTTCTATGGCTAATCTAGATCAGTACACACCCTACGTGGATGCGGTAGGAAATGCGGCTATGAATTTTGCAATGGCTGATCTTTCCTACAAGAAAAATAAAAAGCTGCTCCAGCAGCAGTACAAGTACCAGAAGGAAGCCGCGGATCTTGCATGGCAACGTCAAATGCAGTTCTACGAGGATCAAAAGGCTTATAACGATCCTAATGCGGTTCGTCAGCGTTACGAAGCCGCAGGCTTGAACGTTAATGCTGCTTTTGGTACTGCCGGTAGTTATTCCCCTACTAATGCTCCCTCTTCTGTGCAGCCTGCTGGTGGTGTTTCGACCCCTTACGTCGATTATACCAACATGAAGTTTCAAAGTGCCCTTGGTCTTGCAAAACAAATGGCCGAGATTGATCTTATCAAGGCTCAGGCTGATGAAACCCGCGGTCGTACCCTGAATCCAGACGAGACCCAGCGAGGTCAGAAGCTCACCAATGATCTCACAGCTTTAAATGCCCGTCTTACTGATGCCAATATAATTGGCAAGGATTTGGCTAATAAGCTCGATTCTCTTGATCTTCGATTCCGCAATGAGGTGTACGATACCTCGGTGGCAATCGAGCGTCAGAAGGCCTTGAATCTTGCCAAGCAGTACGAGGTGATGAATGAGGATATTGCCCGCTCGATTGCTGGTCGATCTCTTACGGAAGATCAGCGCAGAGAGATTCAGTCTCGAATTTGGCTTAATTCCCGCAATGCCGCTTTGGCTGAGATACAGGCTGAGTATCATGGTAAGCTTTCGCAGGCTCAGATTGATGAACTTGTGGCCAGGACTGATTCGTTGAAATCAACAAAGGAATGGCTTGATGAACGCGTTAGGACGGAGAAGGCCTCGAGACGTCTTACCGAAGCTAAGGCTGAACTTAGCTTGATTGATCTTCACGATCTTCGTAATATACCCGAGAAAACGCGGCAAATTACGCGTTCTATGAAGATGATCAAGGATGGTTTGATATATTAATGTTTTTTTATACATTTGCCTTATGAAACGACCTGTTGATACCCTTGCACGGCTAATAATTGCCGTGATTAAGGCGAAAGTTTACATCTTCGCCTTTCTTCTTATTATGTTTTTAGGTGCCGAATTAAGGCAGTGTATAGGATGACCAATCCTGTTTTTCTTTTTGAAGCCCCGACCTCAAGGCGAAGTCGGGGCTTTTTCTTTTGTCTCAAACTCAATAAACAGGCACCGCAGGTAGCGTTTAGCACCTCTATAAGGTGCCATGGTTGCGGACGGAGTCCGCTGGCACGTAAGCGACGGTTTACCGTCGCGCCCATAAATACCCGATATAAATATCTGTGCGAAGCACACCTTCGGGTGATTGGGGAGGTCTGGAGGGGAGTTAGGGGGCCCCGCGGATGAGATTGTCTGCAGGCCGTGCGCGTGCGCGCGCGCTTCGCGTGCGTACGTGCGCGAGACGCTAAGTAGCTCAGACGCAAGGTTCGGCCCCTACTTCCCTCCAGCTACTTAATAAAAATGATGAAATTTGTAAAATAATCGTTTTTTTTTGTACAAATGTAAAAAATTTATATATTTGCACCTGCGTTAGCTCCTGATCTTTGACGTCTTGCTTGTCCCCCACCCCAGTGGTGTTAGTTCTCTAAAGGGATAAGTAGATTTAATATTATGTTAAGTTCGCTTGTTCCTTTCATTAAATTTTTCAACATCAGAACATTTTTAACTTTTCTAAAATGTGTAAAGATGACACTAAACGAACTTGTAGGCTACTTGAAGAGCTTACCCAAATGGTCTCGTGTCTCGATCGTGGTTGCGGCTGCTGTTGCGGCTGTCGCCATCTTACTCTCAAGTTGCACTCGATACTCTTATACCTACGTGAAGGGTTCCGAGGTTGAATACAAACAGATCGATTCGATGAACATATCTCGTACTAGGTGATGAGATTTCCCGAGACTTTCCGTAATTCAAGCTGCATGGACGCTTTAAGAGGTGTTTGTGTGTTGCTTGATATTTTTCACAAGGCTTCCTATTTGGATTATTGTGAAGGCGTCATTGTGTGTCCTGCTACTTACGATTCCCTAGTTTCGCTTGGCGGCTATGGTTTCTGTTTCTCTTATCAGAAGGAATTTTCCTTCGTTGGCTCTGTTGATTACATCCTAACTATTCGTGTGGATGATATCATACGTCGTATTTTCGAAGTTGTACCTAAATCTGGTTGTCATGTCACGTTTCAAAAGAAAGAGAGGAAAAAGTAAACCCACTCGTCCTCATACTCAAGTCTTCGACGTTGGAGGTAAACGGTTGTAATGTCGCATTGCCTACGTCCTCGTCAGATTATCAATCCTCATTTTAATCCTAAGACCACACTTGGAGCTAAAAACCTCCGAGTGTGGCGTGTTGCGAATAATTCTCCGCAGGGTTATCCTGAGGATTATCAAATTTTAATCGACTGTGGCAAGTGTCTTGGTTGCCTTCGTGATAAAGCCCGCTCTTGGCGTGTCCGTTTGCTTCATGAACATATGTTTGGCAATCATGATTCTTGCACGTGTTTAACATTAACTATTGCGCCTGAATATTATGAACAGTTTCAAACCAAAGCGGGTATGGCTTCCGCTATGCGCGCTTTTATTGATCGGTTGCGCTATTATACTCCCGGTCGTCGTTCTCCCAAACGATTCTTTATCTCAGAACTCGGTGAAGAGCGTGGACGTCTCCATTTCCACGGATTCGTTTGGGATTGCAATATCCCCGAACGAGATCTGGATCGATCCTGGAGGTATGGATTTATATGTGCCCGACCTCTTCGATCCGCCAGGCAGTTGTCTTACGCCACGAAATACATTACAAAACCTGCCGTTGGCTTCCACAAACCAACGATTTTCGTATCTCCCGGTCTCGGACAGTCCTACTGTAATCAAGAGCAATGGCGATCATGGCACAAGAAAGGAAATGCTAATGATCCTCTCAATTTGTATTGCAAGTTTGATTCTTTTGTGTATGCTATGCCTCGTTATTATCGCTCGAAAATTTTTACGGATGATGAAATACGCAACTTTAAAGTTGTGCTATCCAAATCTGAGCGACCCTTTGAAAAGGTTCTCGGCAGGCAGACCTATACCGATCCACTCGCCTTTGCGCAAAATAGAGAACAGTTGCTCGCGACTACTCTTCGGTCGGGAAAGAGCAAATCTTTAACGTCCGAACCTCGTAAGGATTCTTTACGTGAATTCAATCCTTACGATGATACAGATGAGTTCACTTTAAATCTTTATCCTTTTTAGTTATGGCTTTATTCCCAAAAGAAAAGGTGAGACCACCAAAAATGGCTCATCATGATCGTTCGTACTATTTTCGGACGTCTATGGCTCCAGGCCTTGGCTATCCTATTTATTTCAAAGAAATGATAGCTGGCGACCAGCTTCAGCTGGATTTCAAACATCTTATGAACACGCAGGCGATTTTAAATCCGCTTTACGGTACATATCGTTTGCAGATTTGTGTATTTTTCGCCGGCACGTCTCTCTACATTCCTGCGCTTTGGCGTAATGGATTTATGAATGCCACCAATCCTCGCGGTCTCCTGGATGTGAATTATCCTGTTCTGAGCGTAGTTGCGAATAATCCCGTTTATCGCGTGCATGAAAGTTCACTCCCGGCGTTTCTCGGTCTTGGTGTTGGTTTTGCCCGGGAGTATACTTCTGGTGTTGGTAAAACAGCAACTATCAACGCCATTCCCTACTTGATGTATTACGATATTTTTCGTCACTATTACGCTAATCGTCAAGAGGATGTTTTCCCGATTATGTCGGCTTCTTGGAATAACACAAAGCGCGTTCGCCGCTATTCTCTTAGTAAGTTGGATCAACTTTATATGTCACTTCCGCATTCTGGCGGATCTCTTTCCTCTGCATCTTATTTTGGAGAACTACCTCTTTCTCAGTTATTTTCTGTGCAATCTGTTGGTTCTTCTAATATAGATCCCGCCATGACGGTTCCTCTCGGAGGGTTGTTCCAGTGTTGCTATCTGCCGGATCGTATGAATGTTATTTTGAGTGAAGCGTTTTTCAAGAATAATGTATCTACGGTTCAAGTTTCCACCCAAGGAGACGTTTTTCAGATCGATCAGTTGGTTACGGCTAAAAAACTTTGGAATGCTCGTAATAACGACGCGATCACTAACGGTACGTTTAAGGATTGGATCCGTGTCCACTTTGGTGTTACTCCGAAAATTATGGATGACATGCCTACGTTCTGCGGCGCTACATCTTCGGATATTGCTTTTGAGGATATTCGCGCCACTACTTCGGCGAAGATTGGTGATGCGGATCAGTATCTTGGTGATAAGGGCTCTTCTGCTCTTGGTTATGGTGATTCCCGTCGGTTCAACATTGTGGCAGACCGTCCTGGCTATGTTATGGCCATTGCCACTCTTGTTCCGCGTGTAGATTATTATCAGTTTACCGAACGTTATGCGCTTCATAAGAAGCTTTCGGATTCTTTCCGTCCCGAATATAACGGTATTGGTTACCAGGACGTTTTGGTTTCTGACCTTAATACTGAATGGCCCGCAGGTTACGATGCTTCTGGCTCATATTCCGCTCAAGTCGATCCTTTTGCTGTAAGTCTCGGCAAACA